CCACCCCACAAACAAATCAGCTATATACAATTCGGGCAATTTTTGTTACAAATGAAGGTAATACTAGAGAAGCAACGGTATTATTAAACGTAACCAATATACCAGTTCAAATGGGTAGGATAATTTAATGCCATTACAATCGGGATACTCAAAAGAAGTTATTCAAAATAATATTCGTGAATTAATTAAAGCTGGTCACGATCCAAAACAATCTATGGCAATTGCTTATCAAAATGCACGTAAAGCTAGTGCTGTAGATAGCGGGGATCATGAAAGAGATCTAACTGAAGAACCGGATTCTAAAGCTGTGGCTTTTATTGTATATACGGATGAAGATAAAATTCTTTGGATGCATCGTACTAAAGATGGTTCTTGGGATTTTCCAGGCGGGCATGTAGAAGAAGGCGAATCTCCTATTGAAGGGGCTATTAGAGAATCTAGGGAAGAAATTGCGCATGTACCTGCCACAGGACTCCATTTAATCTATAAAGAAGATAAGGTTCATCTTTATGGTTGCAATGATGGAGAATTTAAGCCTGATTTAAATGAGGAACATGATGACTTTGTATGGGCTACCATCGAAGATGCACCAGATCCCCTATTTCATAAAGTTTCGAAGAAGTCCGAAGAAATTGCGGAAGCCGTTGAAGCTAGTAATAATGCGATGGATAAGCGTGAGTATGATACTAATGGATGGTATGAAGTAAAAGACAATCCACTTTCAATGGTAGGTGTTTTCCCTTATTCAGGGCGTTCAATATCTCCTGATTGCGACCCTGACAAAATCTATTATGTTTTCCGTTCTCCTGAAGAACTCTCAACTCCTGAATGCGTAGATTCATTTAAGCTAATTCCTTGGATTGATAACCATGTCATGCTTGGTGGTGAGGATGATGGATTAACCCCTGCTGAAAATAAAGGCATTCAAGGGGTTATTGGAGAAGACGTATATTTTGATGGCACTTTACTTAAAGGCAACATCAAGGTATTTTCAGAAGCAATGAGTAATTTAATTGCAAATGGAAAAAAAGAATTATCCTGCGGATACCGATGCAGATATGAATATGCCCCTAGTAATTACAATGGGATGGCTTATGATTATGTGCAACGGGATATTCGTGGTAATCATCTTGCCCTAGTCGAGAATGGTCGCATGGGTAAAGAAGTCGCTGTTTTAGATCATTTCACTTTCACTGTAGATAATAAGGAGTTTTTAAACATGGCTGAAGAAAACAAAGAAGTAGGGGCTGAAAAACCCGAAATGACTCTAGAGGAAGTGCATAAATTCCTCGAAGAAGTCATGCCTAAACTGGCAAAGATTCAGGAATTAACTGGTCAATCATTCGGTTCTGCTGGTGTTGAAGCTGTAACTGATATGGATACCGAAGAACCTGATGGCGATGAAGAAAAGCCTGATGATGAAGCAACTGATGAAGAAGCTGATCCAATTCCTCAAGGCGGTGCTACTACTGAGCCAAAAGAAGGCGAAAGAGGTAGTGGTATGGACACAGCTCTGATCGCTAAAACAGTTCAAGCTAATATTGCCAAACAATCAAAGCTGTATGACCATCTCTCAGCGCATATCGGTGCTTTTGACCATGCTGATATGGATTTAAACCAAATGGCTAAATATGGCTGTAAACAACTTGGCTTAGAAGCTCCAAAAGAAACTCGTGTAGTTGCTTTAGAAGCGTTCTTAAAAGGCAAGGGTGCTCCTAGTCGTGCGGCAATGGATTCAGCCGTTCGTAAGGGCAATTTCGTTCAACGTTTTTTAAAAGGTAAATAATCATGACAACTGCGACATTCCAATCCACAGTTAACATCAATTTGGGATTTGGTATTCCCGGTGAATTGATCGTTGACGGACCACAAAGAGCTGAATCTTTAATTCTTGACGCTGATGGCGGTACTATTGGCTTGGCATTTACTAAGTCCAATACTACTAACGTAGCTACTCAAGGTGGTGCTATTGTTGATGGTACTAACGTATTCGCTGGTATTTTGGTTAACCCAAAAGCCTACGCTTCGTATGGTGCTGTTGGCGGTGCTCCATTAGATCCTACAATGTTCTTGCCTCCTTATTCACAAGGTGAATTCTTGACCATGGGTACGATCGTTGTTACCATGAATGGTGCTGCTAATATTGGCGACATAGTTTTCTATCAAGATACTACTGGCCAACTATACGCTGGTACTCCTGGTTCTGCAGCCGGAGTTGGTTTCACACTAATTCCAAATGCGGTAGTTTACCGTTATCCAACTAGCGGTACTGGCTTAACTGCTATCCGCATCACAGAATAAGGACTGAAAAATGAACAAATCTATTGAACGTAGCTCCATTGCTCCTCGTCAAGTCAGACAAGTAAAAATGTCTGCTGAAGACGTTGCAGATTATGCGGCTCTAAGCGAAATCGGTATTAACCTTCCAACAAACCAAGTAGTTAAAATGGCGGCTTGGGCGATGGATACTTCCAATCAAGCTGATGTAACTTCCCCATCAATGACCACTCCAGTTCAGTTTTTACAGAATTGGTTGCCCGGCTTTGTTAAAGTAATTACTGCGGCTCGTAAGATTGATGAACTCGTTGGTATTACTACAACTGGCTCATGGGAAGATGAAGAAATCGTACAAGGTATCTTAGAACCAATCGGTAATGCTGTTCCTTATGGTGACTATACCAATGTGCCTTTGGCATCATGGAATACCAACTTTGTACGCAGAACAGTTATTCGTTTTGAAAAAGGTATCAAAGTAGGTATGTTAGAAGAAGCTCGTGCATCACGCATTCGTGTAAGCACTTCTGCTGAAAAACGTGCTTCTGCCGCTTTGTCCCTTGAAATTCAACGTAACCTCGTTGGTTTTTACGGCTACAACAATGGTCTTAACCTGACTTATGGCTTCTTAAATGATCCATCTTTGCCAGCTTACGGAACATTGCCAGCTACAGGTACAGGTACTCCAGCTACAGTTTGGTCAGGTAAAACTTTCCTCCAAATCATTGCTGATATTCGTATTGCGGCGGCTCAGTTACAAAACCAATCCCAAGACACTATTAACCCTGAAGATATTGAATTGACTTTGGCTCTGCCAACAATTTGCTATCAATACCTCTCGGTGACTTCTGACTTTGGTATCTCGGTGCGTGACTGGTTGAGCAAAACTTATCCAAAACTGCGTGTCATTTCAGCTCCACAGCTCAATGCGGCTAATGGCGGTGCAAACGTATTCTATTTGTACGCTGAGTCTGTTGATGATGGTGGTAGCGATGATTCAAGAGTTTGGGTACAAGTTTGCCCTGCTAAGTTCCAAGCATTAGGTGTTGAGAAACAAGCCAAAGCCTATGTTGAAGATTATGCCAATGCAACTGCTGGTGTAATGCTCAAACGCCCTTATGGTGTTGTTCGCTACACAGGTTGTTAATAAAGTAAGATGAATAGACGGGAGGAAACTCCTGTCTTTCAAAACAAAAAAAGGAATCGTTAAAATGGCTACAAAATCAAACAAATCAAATACTTCATACGTCTTTTCTACCCTTGCAAATGACCAGCTATATCAAAACTGGGAGCAAGGTGGTGGCGATGTTCCAATTAAAGGGCATGGAGTATTCATTAAAGGTGGTACAGGCGTGGCAAATGATCGTCTGATTACTCCAATTGGTGTCGCAACTGAAGTTTCAGACTTTGATCTTTCTGAGCTTGAAAAGAATGTCGTATTCGGAAAGCATAGAGATGATGGATTCATTGTGGTTCGTGCAAAATCGGCTGATGTGGAAAAAGTCGCTTCTGATATGAATTTAAAAGATGAATCAGCTCCTTTGACTGAATCAGACTATTCAGCAGAAGACGCTCCAAAAACTGCGATTGCATAATGACTCTCACCCCAAAACCCACTTTCAATGATGTTGCCTTTAGGAATCAGTTTCCTGCTTTTGAAAACACGACTGATTTTCCTCCTGCACAACTTCAAGGTTGGTGGACTATGGGAACGGCTTATCTCAATATTGACAACAATGCTCCTTGGACTCCAGCTCAATTACAGCTTGCCTTAGACTTGATGTGTGCTCATTTAGGGCAATCATTTACTTTAATTAATGCTGGTATTCCAACTGTGTTGGTTCAAGGAACTGCTGAAGGGTCAGTCAATGTTTCATTGACACCCCCTCCAGTAGCTTCTTCTTTTGGCTTTTGGCTGGCTACTACCTCTTATGGTCAACAGCTTAGAGTATTGCTTAAAGCGGTTTCTAATGTGGGTTTATATGTTGGTGGATGGGTAGAACGTCAAGGCTTTAGAAAAGCTGGTGGTGTATTCGGATAATGAGTTTAATATTGCCAACAATTCCTCAAGAATATAAAAATTTTATTTTTGTGTATATGGATTGTCGTCCGAATGGCGATCCATTTTATGTTGGCATAGGCTTGTCTAAAAGAGTGAGAACTACCAAACGAAACACAAATACACATCATCAAGCTATTATTAACAAATATGATGGTTGTTACAGAAAAATATTATGTATTGCAAATGATAGGAATTATGCAAATCAAATAGAACAAAAATTGATTGAAAAATTTGGTCGTTATGTAAATCAAACTGGCAATCTTGTTAATCGCTCTGCTGGTGGGGATGGATATGTAAATCCTACACAAGAAATAAGAGATGCTAGAAGAAAAGCTATGACTGGCAAAACTTGGAAAATTTCGCCAAATTCAAGTAGAGCTGGAACTGAAGCAGCAAGAATTGTTAATATGGGCAATAAATATACTTTAGGTTTTAAACTAAGTGATGAAGCAAAAGCAAAAATATCCGCTACTCACAAAGGAAAATTAAAATCTAATGAAATGAAGTTGAAATTGTCTAATGCAAGACATTTAAGAAACTTAAAAGTGTCTGAATTTTTAAAACAAACAAATTCTTCTATATTTTCTCGAAAAGTGACCAATAAAATGATGGACGATTGGTTTTTAAGGGGTGTATTTTGAAACAACTAAACCTCGAAAAGATTAAGGCAACTTTTGAAAGAGTGCCTGATCAATTCGAGGGAATGGTGGCTCAAATTGGTTTTCCATCAGGTAAAAATTATCCTGAGGGAACTCCCGTGGCTTATGTAGCTACAATTCAAGAGTTTGGTGCTCCTGCTGTCAATATTCCTCCTAGACCATTTATGCGTCCCACAGTTAGACAGCAAAAAGATAAATGGGTCAAATTGGTAGAAAAAGGAATCCCCCATGTCGTAATGGGAAAATTAACCGCTTTTCAAGTTTTAGATGGTGTTGGGATGCAAGCGGCTAGTGATATTAAAACCATGATTAGATCAATCTATTCACCCCCTAATAGCCCTGCCACAATCAAACGAAAAGGCTCTGCCAAGCCATTGATTGATACAGGGTATATGCTTGCCAGCGTTAGCAATTCAGTAGCCCCTACGGGCTCAGATTTTGCGGCGAAAGATTAATTATGAATCTTCGTGGTTTAGCCAATAAATACACTCGATTGACTAATAATAATATTCAAGTCAATTGGGTTCAATCCACTGGATATGTAACAGATTCCGCTGGTAAGCGAGTTCCCACCACAATTACTTTGACTGTTGAAGCCCAAGTACAAGCATTAAGCACCAGTGATTTGAAACACATCGATGGTTTGAATATTACGGGTGTGATGAGAACAGTTTATTTATACGGAAATGCGGCAGGAGTGGTTAGAGCAGATCAAATTGGTGGAGATATATTACGATTCCCTGAGGTTCCCAATGGTACTATTAGGAATTGGTTGATCACTCAAGTCGTGGAAACATGGCCTGATTGGTGTCATGTAATTGTTACCCTTCAACAAGATTGAATATGTCAGTTACTATTGATTTGGTCGACCAAGACGTATTTAGAGCTTTAGTGGTGTTTTTTAATACTTTTCTTCCAGCGGGTACAGAAGTTGTGCAAGCTCAAGATAACAGAGTGTCAATGCCTAAAGGTGGTTTTGTTGCTATGAACAATATTGGGATGGATCGCTTATCTTTTAATGTGGATTCTTATGATCCCATTGCTCAAGGAAAGAATATCCTTACACCAACAAAAATCGATATGCAGTTAGATTTTTATGGACCTATTGCTCAAGAGTGGTGCATGAAAACTGTGTCTTTATTTCGAGATGAATATGCAACGGATATTTTTCCTTTGAACATTCAACCACTATATGCAGATGACCCCGTTCAAATTCCACTTATAGACGGTGAAGCCCAATATGAGCAAAGATGGAGATTAGCTGGAAGTTTGCAATACAACCCAATCCTTTCAACCTCACAACAATCGATGTTAGCCGTAGATATTGCATTGGCTCCAATCGATCAAACATTTAACCCCTAGGAGATTTTATGAGCACCATTCCTTTTTCAGAAGTAGTACAGGTAGTCCCATCGGTTTTATCAGCTGGTGGTATAGCGGTAGATTTAAATGGCTTGATGCTCACACAAAATTCTTTAGCTCCTTATGGAACTATTTTGGAATTTTCAAATGCAGCTGGCGTTAATTCTTACTTTGGTCCTACATCCACTGAAAGCAATTTGGCTAATGTTTATTTCAATGGTTACTCCATTGGAACTCAATTACCGGGTTCTTTGTTGATTACAAATTATCCTGAAACCTCGATTGCTGGTTGGTTACGTAGTGGTTCATTTGCCTCAACCACTTTAGGTCAATTGCAAGCTTACACAGGCACTTTGATAATCAGTGTTGCTGGTGTTGCCCATACATCAGGTACAATTAATTTGACCTCTGCTACAAGTTTTAGTAATGCTGCCACAATTATTCAAGCTGCATTTACTACTCCTCCATTTGTTGTGACTTATAGCTCAATTAATAGTGCTTTTATTTTCACCACAACTACAACTGGTGCAACTCAAACTATTACTTTTGCAACCACAAGCACTTTTGCAACTGAAATGCTTTTGACTCAAGCAACTGGTGCTGTGATTTCTCAAGGTGCAGATGCTACTACTCCTTCTGCTTTCATGGCTGGTATTTTGACTCAAAATCAAAACTGGGCAACTTTCTTTACTGTTTGGGAATCTGCATTGTCTGAAAAAGAGGCTTTTGCTAATTGGTCAAACTCTGCTGCCCCTCGTTGGTTATATATTTGCCAAGACTCTGATGTTGGAGCATTGACTGCTAACAACACCACAACTTTTGGTAATTATTTACAAACTGAATTGTTGGTTGGCACTTTACCAATTTATTCTAATGTGGGTGATTCTACATTGGCTGCCTTTGCTAGTGGATTTGCGGCTTCTTTGAATTTCACAAGACTCAATGGTCGTGCAACATTGGACTTTAAAATTCAATCAGGTTTGATCCCATCAGTAACTAATGCAACTGCTTACTCTGCTGTTATTAGTAACGGATATAACTGTTATGGCGCATTTGGTTCTAACAATCCAGCAAACAATGCTAATTGGTTCACTCCGGGTTCCGTATCAGGCGAATGGTTATGGGCTGATACATATTTGAATCAAATTTGGCTCAATGCAAACCTTCAATTAGCTATGGTTAATTTATTGACTCAAGTTGGTTCAATTCCTTATAACAGTCAAGGTAATGCGTTGATTTATTCTGCGGCTCTTGATCCAATTAATGCTGCAATTAATTTTGGTGCAATTCGTGCTGGTATTAATGTATCTACTGCTCAAGCAGCTGAAATTCAATATGCCACTGGTGTAAATGCTGCTCCTACGATTGCTGCTCAAGGTTTTTACTTACAAATTAGTCCAGCTACAGCACAAACTAGAGCTGCTCGTCAATCACCTCCAATTACCTTGTATTATCAAGATGGTGAATCAGTACAGCAGATTACCCTTGCTTCTATCGTTATTCAATAAGGAAACAATATGTCAACTATAACCTCGGCTAATTCGGTATTGGCTATCGCCATTAACAATTACTTTCCTGTACCACAAACAATTCAAGGGTTTGCTGTAGATGATGCTTTTGAAGGTGAAGCTGTCCAACAATCTGAAATCTTGATGGGTGTTGATGGGATTTTGAGTGCTGGTAAAGTATTCATTCCATACAAAATGACCATCCATTTACAAGCAGATAGTCCAAGTGTGTTTTTGTTTGATGCTTGGCGCACTGCTCAAGATGCTGCTGTGGATGTATTTTCTGCAAGTGGATCAATTACTTTGCCTTCAACAAGTATGGTATATACCTTGCAAAATGGGTTTTTGACTTCAGCTACGCCTTTTCCTGCTGTTAAAAAGACCTTGCAACCATTGGTGTATGAAATCACTTGGCAACGCATTATTGGTGGTGCAATTTAATATATGGCACGAAAAGAATCCGCCTTCATAGCAGAAACAGGCAGGGATAAGGGTAAGCAATTCCATATCACTGAAATGTCTGCGTCACAAGCTGAAAGTTGGGCTTTCAGAGTAATTCTAGCCATTGGTAATGCTGGTATAGAAATCCCTGATAATCTAGCTGCTCAAGGAATGGCGGGACTTATGGCGGTGGGCTACATGAACCTATTGAAGATTCCATTTGAGGCTGCAAAGCCCCTTTTGGATGAAATGATGGGGTGTGTTCAAGTAGTCCCCTCTCCAAATATTAAAAGACCACTAATTGAAGATGACATTGAGGAAGTAAAAACTCGGTTACTTATTAGGAAAGCTATATGGGATCTCCACATGGATTTTTTTTTAAACGAAACCAAGTCGACTTCGGAATCCGCAATGCAGGGTCAGCCAACAATAGGATCGTTGAATATCAAGCCACCACGCAAACGATAGCAACTGTAGTTTCATCAAGACTAGCTACTCTCCATGAACTCGATACTGTTTATGGTGTTGAGGATTTATGGATTCTTCTTGAAGTTAATGCTGTTGATAAACACAACGCTTACATTGTGAGTCAAAGATAATGGCAACAGTAATAGACAGCCTTCTCATAGAATTAGGGTTAGATACATCTAAATTTGATGCTAACCAAAAAAAATCAGTAGAAGAGCTTAGGAAGTTTGATGATCAAGCTCAAAAAACTTCAAAGAATACTCAGCAAGGTGCTAAAAATATTGGTGATGGCTTTGAAAAAGCTCGCAATGCTTTAGTTTCTCTTGGTGTTGCCTTTGTTGGTATTAAAGGATTCACCAGTTTTGCACAGCAAACCACTACTACTAATGCTGGTATTGCTAGAACTGCAGAGTTATTTAAAATGTCTGCCCGAGAACTTGATGCTTGGGGAGGGGTTCTTAAATCTGTAGGTGGTGATGCTAACGATTTTCAATCGTCTACGCAAGCAATCCAGCAAAGTTTGTCAAATATGCAGTTTGGTGATACTGCACTTCTTGAAAGTTTGGGAAAACTGCAAAGCTTGGGGTCTAATGCTCTTAGTGCATTAGACATGAATACAAAAGAATTAGATATTTACAAACTAGCCGATGCTTTTAAGCAATTATCGGATGCTGGAAAAGAACAAGATGCTTATGTTCAAGCTCAATCTATGGGTATAAGCCGTAATTATTTTATGGTTTTAAAGCAAGGTGGGGATGCAGTTCATCGTCTTTATGATGAAAACTATAAGCTTTCAGGCATAAATTCTGAAAATACTAAAAAAGCTGAGGATCTTCAAAAAGCTTGGGGGAAAGTGGGTCAAGCATTTTCAGGTGCTTCCAATCAAGTGATGGATCAAATGTATCCAGCTTTGGGTGCTCTTGCACAAGCTACTCAAATTAGTCTTGAAAAGCTTGTAGAGTGGGATAAAGAAATGGGTGGAGGGCTATCAGATGCTTTAATTTTTGCGGCTGGCATCACGACATTAAATGCTTCTTTTATTGCTTTAAAAGCCACTTTAATAGCTATTTCAGGAATATTGGAAAATGGTGCTTTTGCTCTATTAGCAAAAATAGCTTTGCCTATCTATTTACTTACTCACAGTGAGGGTTTAAACAAAGGTGAAGATGAAGAAATTAAAAAGATTCATGAGGAGCAAGATAAAAAAGATAATGTTGTTCGTAATGAGAAAGGGTCAATTATTAGTAGAAATGGTAAACCCGTAAATGGATCTGAAAATATCACCTCCGAAATTACAAAGAATTTTGCTGATTTAGAAAAAAAATATAACCTTCCTGAAGGAATGCTTGACAAAATTTGGAGCATTGAATCAAGTCGTGGTTCTAATATGGTTTCCCCTAAAGGTGCTACAGGTCATTTTCAATTCATGCCCAATACGGCAACCGCTTATGGTATGACTGAAGCTGATACTTATGATTTGAATAAATCATCTGAAGCGGCTGCCCACATGATGAGCGATTTATTAAAACAGTTTAAAGGTGATGAAGCTAAAGCCATTGCTGCTTACAACTGGGGGTCAGGAAATGTTACAAATAAAGGAATGGATAGACTTCCTGATGCCACAATTNAATATTTAAAAGATATGTCTCTTAAAGTTCCTGAGCAAAGACAAGAATATTCGCAAAATAACTCTAGATATATGGGATCAAATGTTGCTTCGGGTCAAAATCAAGCAACCAATAACAGCAATAGTGAAGTTAACATTCAAAATATGAATATTCAAACACAAGCAACAGATTCTGATGGAATTGTTGAAGGCATGAAAATTTCTATGCAAAATAATTCATTAATTAATCTTGGAATGGTCGGGAATAGATAATGCCACTAATACCTTATCCCAATATTCCCGCTTTGCCCGGTGTCCCCGCTTTGGCAAGAAGTAACAATGCTCAATTTGTGGGAGCAGCTTTAACGATTGTGGGTGAGATTTTACCTCTTGGGTTATTTGGCACAAAATGGGGAATAGTATCTAAAGATGGTTCTGCGTTATTAACGCCTGATTCATTTGTTGATTTTGAATATCGTGAAGAAGCAAAAATCCCTATTTATCCATTGCAAAATGGAGCTTTTCAAAGCTACAACAAAGTAAATTTGCCATATGACATTCGATTGACTGTTACTTGTAGTGGTAATGGAAAAATGACTAAAGGACAATTCATCTCAGGTATAGATCAATTGATTCTTAAATTGACTTTAGTGAATATTGTTACCCCTGATGCTACTTACGTAAACACTAACTTGATTCATGTTGACTATCGTAGGGAAGCTTCTAGAGGAGCTACTTTATTAATTGCCCAATTGTGGTTTCAATGGGTTCGTATTGTTTCAAACCCAACAGTAGCAACGGTTAAACCTTCAGGAACACCAACCTCTTCATTTGGTCAATTGTCACCACAAGTTCCATCAACCTCTTTTGGATCAATCAACCCTAGTGCAACAGCTTCTAGTTTTGGAATAAAATGACCATTCAAATCATCCCCATTACCAATGTTGCTGCTCAATCGTTTACGATTCAGCTTGGCACTCAAAATTGTTTAATCAACATCTATCAAAAAAACACAGGATTGTTTTTTGATTTGGAGATTGATAATACTCCTTGCGTAACATCTGTACTGTGTTTGAATTTAGTGGGTCTTATTCGACAAATTTCTTATGGTTTTACGGGGCAATTAGTGTTTTTTGATACTCAAGGAACAAGTGATCCAACTTATGATGGACTTGGTACACGTTACCAATTGTTGTACGCATCATGACTTATGCTATAAGACAAATTGAGCTGGTTTTTACTACACCCAATAAAAAACCTGTAGTTCTTAAAAACTTAAAGTGCAATGCTATTATTACAAACCCCGGTGGGAATAGTGCTTTTGGTCAACTACAACTTCAAGTATTTGGTATGACATTAGACCAAATGAATGAATATTCAAGCACTGGCTCAAGAATGGTTCTTGTTCAAAATTCATCAGTGACGGTTTCCGCTGGTAATCAAGGGGGATCAATGAACCAAGTGTTTAGAGGAACTTTAATATCAAGTTTTATTGATTTTTCAAACCCCCCTGAAGTGAGTTTTGTTTGTGCGGCAATGGCTGGTTATTATGACAAGGCTTCTCCTGTAGCTCCTAATACTTATAAAGGAGCACAAAACGCTGAAACCATTATTGAGGCTTTAGTTAGTAAACTTGGAAAACCTTGGTCTTTTATCAATTACAACAATAGTGCTCATGCTGTTTTGCAAAATCAATATGTATCAGGATCAGTGATTGATCAAATTTGTACCATTGCAAGAAACGCAAAATTCCCGATAAAAATAGAAAATGACACAATAACTATTTGGGCTAACAATGGTGTTTCAAGTAATATCGTGGTTGATATTGGTCCGAAAACAGGACTTGTCGGGTATCCCTCTTATTGGGAAACGGGATTTGTAGTGAGGTCTGAATTTACTGCAACTATTTCCAATGGAATAACAATAAACCTTTCTTCAGGAATTCCAAAAGCAAATGGTAAATTTCCTGTTCAACAATCTACTCATGAAATTAGCACTTTGACACCTGATGGTCCTTGGTTTACTACTTCTAAATTAGCACCCGGTCCTTATGTCTCAAACAACTAATACCCCAATTCAAACCAATCACGTTGCTTCAGATGCGGCTTCTGAAGTAGGAAGAATGGATTTTATTATACGAAATGCTTTATCAGGTCTTAGAACAGCTATGCCAGTAAAAGTCATAGCTGTAACCAATACTGGTGGTGTTTCCCCCATTGGATCAGTTGACGTACAACCATTGGTAAGTGCAGTGGATGGTAATAGTGTTTTGTGGGATCATGGCATTATTCACAATGTCCCTTATATGAGAATACAAGGTGGGGCTAATGGAATTATTCTTGACCCTGTGGTTGGTGATATTGGCATTGCTACTGTATGTGATCGAGACATTTCGACAGTAAAAAACACTCAGGCAATATCAGCCCCCGGCTCTAATCGTAAAAATGATATGTCTGATATGGTTTATTTGATGACCATTTTGGGAGCAGCCCCCACTCAATACATTCAATTTAATAGTTCAGGAATCACCATTCTTAGCCCCACAAAGGTTACAATAAATGCACCAAACGTAGAAGTTGATGCTTCAACTGCTTGCACTATAAATTCACCCTCCATTGTGTTGAATGGAGCTGTGTCTCAAGGTTCAGGCTCTTATGCTGGAAACGCTACATTTGGTGGCTCGATGACAGTTACAGGGGATGTAACGGCTGAAGGCACAAGCGTTCATACTCATAAGCATGGTGGGGTTCAAACAGGTGGTGGACAAACGGGAGTGCCAGTTTAATGACAATTATTCAAAATTCTTTACTTCTCGATCAAACCGCTTGGGATTTGGTTCTCGATGTTAATGGGAATATTGCTTTAGCTCAAACACCTTATTCTGTAGCTCAAGACGTAGCTTCAGCCATTAGAACATTCTTAGGGGAATGTTGGTATGACACCAGCCTTGGACTTCCTTATTGGCAACAAATACTGGGTGAGTTTCCCCCATTGCAATATATTGCAGAGCAAATTCAAAACGAAGCTTTAACAATTCCTAATGTGGTGGCAGCTCAAGCCACATTTACCTCTTTTAAAAATCGATCCTTGGCTGGTCAAGTTCAAATAATAGATACAGATGGAGCTACTAATAATGTAGCTTTTGGAGGGTAAATGAGCACTAATGTACCAATAATCACATGGGTCAATGGAAGCCCCGTACTTCCAACTGAAACAAACATTTTAGCTGGTGTTCAACAAGACATCAATGCGGCATTTGGTGGTGGTGTGAATCCAGCATTGCAAACCCCACAAGGTCAACTTGCTCAATCTGAAACTGCCATCATTGGGAATAAGAATGACGATATTGCTTACATAGCAAATCAAGTCAATCCAGCATTTGCATCAGGTATTTGGCAAGATGCCATTGGTGAAATATATTTCATGACACGGATCGCTGGTGCAGGAACGGTTGTCAATGCCACTTGCACGGGAGCTGTAGGAACTTTAATTCCAGCGGGATCAGTTGCTCAAGACACTACGGGTTATCTCTATTCAAGCGTTTCCCAAGCCGTTATTCCATCATCAGGTTCAATTGTTGTTGAGTTTCAAAATCAAACTCAAGGGGCTATTGCTTGCAACATTGGTGCTTTGTCCATTATTTACACTGCGGTTGCTGGCTGGAATACAGTTTACAATTCCACTCCGGGTGCTCTTGGAAACTTAGTGGAATCACGAGCTGCTTTTGAAGCCCGTAGATCAGCTTCAGTTGCAGTCAATTCAGTTAATTCAATTCAATCCATTTATGCTGCTGTTACTGCCGTCCCCAATGTAATTGGTGCTTTAGTTGTGGATAATCCAACAGGATCAGCAATTAGTTATGGCAGTACTGCTTATTCAATAGCGGCTCATTCTATATGTGTCAGTGTAGCAGGAGGTACATCAGCTACTATTTCACAAGCAATTTGGAATGAAAAACCACCGGGTTGTAATTATTCAGGCAATACATCTGCTACTGTATATGACATGAATTACGCTTCCCCCGTGCCTTATACGGTGACATGGCTGACCCCCACATCTACCCCCGTCTATTTTAATATTGAAATTAAAAATAGCACTTTGTTGCCATCTAATATTACGGTTTTGGTACAAAATGCAGTTTTGGCTTCATTTAATGGTGAAGATGGTGGGGCTGCTGTGACCATTGGATCAACTTCATATTCAGGTAGATATTATGCAAATATCAATGCGATTAGCCCTAGTGTGAATGTGATTGAAGTTTATATTGGTTTTGTTTCCAATCCAAGTACCTTGATAGCTGCTCTTGGAATTGATGAACTTCCCACTTGTACTGCTTCTAATATTTTGGTAACTTTGGTCTAATATGCTTGGTTCATCAACCCTTGCAGCAACCTCATTTAGCTCTATAGTTATAGACAATGAATCGTTTGATGAAAACTTTTTTTGCTCAGATTTCAGTTCACAAACATCCCATTTTGTTTTAGATATAAATGAAAAAATTTATATTGGTGATTTTCCAACATCAACTGCCATTATTGCGGTTGAGCCAGCTATTCCGATTTGGCAAGAAACCTTATTAAGTCAGTATTATGATTCACCCACATTGGTATCATTAATTCATTCTTTTAGTGATGCTGTTGATCCAGCACATGACATAGCCAATTTTTATGCAAACATTTGGAATGTGGCTACAGCTGTTGGAACAGGTTTAGACATTTGGGGTCAAATTGTTGGATGCTCAAGATATCTTCAAATTCCTTCTACACCGTATTTTGGATTTGAAGAAGCTTACACAGTTCCAACTGCATTAACTGGAGCTCAACCTTTTCAACAAGCCCCTTTTTATGAAGGTGTCCAACAGACAANCAACTTTGCAATGTCTGACACTCAATATAGACAGCTTATTTTTGTCAAAGCGGCTGCCAACATATCTAATTTATCAGTACCATCAATCAATGCTTTGTTAAGAGCTGAATTTAGTGTTAATAACGGAATTGATCCTTTTGGTCCTGCTTATGTGATTGATAATCTAAATATGACTTTTACTTATTATCTTGACTTTATTCCAAGTCCAGCTCAAATTGCCATTGTGACCAGTTCAGGGGTCTTTCCAAGACCAGCTGGCGTTCAAATGATCGTCAACTATTTATAGGATTTCTTATGCAAAGTTCAAATATTCCATCAAAGATTCCATTGCCTTTTGGTTATGCCGCTGGGACGGGTTACATAAATCCAATTCCAGTTGCTTCTCAAATTGGTATTGTCAATGGTCGTGCTTCATTGCAAGATGGTTTCCCACCTGATACTTTTATTCCTATCTCTTCAGGTGGCGTTCCCCCTTGGGGTGGTGACATGAATGGAATTCTTAATGAAATCACAGCCATTCAACAATGGCAACAAGCTGGTGGTTTTTTTCCTTATGATGCAGCTTTCTCTTCCGCTGTAACTGGATACCCATTGGGAGCAGTGATTCAAAGTACAAGCCATGCTGGATTTTGGATTAGTACTGCTGAAAACAATACATCAAACCCTGATACTGGGGGGGCTGGTTGGGTTCCTGATGCTTGGTATGGTAATCAAACTATTGCTATATCAGGGTCAAGCATTACATTAACTAATATTCAAGCGGCTTACCCGATATTGACCTTGACTGGGACAATGACCACTTCATGCAATTTGATCATTCCTAATTTTGTGGGTAAATGGATTATTTCTAATGCCACTACTGGTGCTTTCACCATTCAGGCTAAAACAGCTGGTGGTTCAGGGGTCAATATTGCTCAAGGTGCATCTACTTATATTTATGGTGATGGTACAAACATTTATTTTGCCAACTCTTCACAAGTGGCAAGTTTTAATGGACGCACGGGAACTGTCACTTTAAATTCAACTGATGTGGTCAATGCTCTTGGGTATGCTCCAATGGTGAGTTTTAATGGGCGTAATGGTTCAGTTACTTTAAATTCAACTGATGTAACCAATGCTCTTGGTTACACACCCCCAACACCTAGTGGTTCAGGTGCGTATGGTACATGGCTAATTAATATTACAGGCAATGCTAGTTATGCTACTAACGCAAATTATGCAAGCTCCGCTGGATATGCCACCAATGCGGGGACAGCCACAAATGCGGGGTATGCCACTAATGCTGGAACGGCTACAACTGCTTCAAATGCTTTGGCATTAAATGGGCAAAGCAAATTAGGATTGGGTATTACTGGTGAAATATGGCATGGTGTGGGTAGGGCATTTAATACGGGATATGTAAACCCTTATGCTTATCCAATCGTTGTTTCCGCTACCAGCACTTGTTCTTCAGGATCATCAATTACTTCTTATGTAAATGGTCAGCAAATAACTTTTTGGCAGTGGCAGTTTAATGGTTGTGGAGCTTATGGAGGTGCAATTTTAATTGTTCCCCCCGGAGCTACCTATCAATTAAATTGTGGTCAAGGTGTTCAAAATTGGGTCGAGCTTTATTAAGGAAAAATGATGAGATATTTTAAAGATGCTGATGGTAAAGTGCATGGGTATGATGGCACAATCCCCGCTTTTGCTCCATACATTGCCAAAGCAATTGAAAACAAATGGACTGAGATTACTGGGTCTTACCCATTAATTGAGACTGTTTTACAAGCTCAAGCAAGATTAACCCCTTCTGTTACTTCAGCAATTAACGCTGGTGCTCAAGATTGGGGTTATGATGATATTATTTCAGCGGTTTCATATTTGACAAGCACTATGCCTCAATATGTTGCTGAAGCAAAAGCATTAAATATTTGGAGAGATCAAGTATGGGCATGGGCTATTCCAGCATTAGCTCATGTCACTCCCAACGAAACTGTAGGGCAATTTTTAGCAACCATGCCAGCATTACCAACAAGACCAATAATTTAAAAAACTTATCATGTCAATCAAACAGCTCATTTTGACTTTATTTATTGAAGTTTTTGCAAACCTTTAATACAAGTTAAATAATGGAAACTCAAACACTTATTAATTATCTAGTCCTTTTTGCTGGTGCAACTGGTGGATGGGTTTTAAAAATNCTTTGGGATTCCATTCATGACTTGAGGGAAGCGGATATAGCTCTTACTGAAAAAGTGGGAACGATTGAAGTCTTAGTAGCTGGAAGTTATATAACCCGAGATGAGTTTTCAAAGACCATTACAGCGATGTTTATGAAATTAGATCGTATTGAAGATAAGGTAAGTCTAA